CCAAACTTAAGTACACCAAGGTGATAGATAGACCACTGTCGTACCATGAATGCGAGCTTACGGCGAAGTACAAGCTGGTCGGAGTGGAAGGCGAGCATGGTTTTCACACTTGATGAAATCTCGTTCCCTTCAGGAGTATTGTCAGACCAAACAACAGGCTCAGGATTCTTACTGAGTGCAGCCGACAAGAATGTCTCCTCTGCCTCGAATTGAAGATTCGCAGCACTCGGACCTTCAGGGTTTAACCATTGCCCGTCCTTCTTCTTTCCGAGATAACTTTCAAGGTTTCGCTCCCATATCGTCTTCATCTTCCCCTCGTAACCTGCGTAGTTATTTTCCCACTCGTTCTTGAGCTTTATAAGTTCTTCATCAGACATGTTTAAATCGAGAGAATCTGTTTTCTCTCCAGAAAGCCCCTCTGGTGACTCTCCTCCACGAGTACGTATCTTGTTTGTTTGGTTCTCAACCAAATCTGTTGCTCCACGTACATTGAGAGCAAATGGGTCTGTCTCGTTCATAATTGACGATAAAAAATAATGGGGAATACGGTGTTTGTATAACTATACCACTAAATTTTCATTTGCGAAATCCCTTGCTCGAAATCCTAGAGGACTTGTGAGCTTCTCAGGTGTGATTATGTTTGCGTTCGGTATTGCGTCGCGTGCAGTATCTATAACACGCGCTGCTTCTCCTCCTCCAAATCTTTGTAAACCTACAATAGCATAGAGCAGTGCGTGACAATAGTGATCGTGCCCCGTCCGTTTCCATACATACTCGGCTCCGTACAGCTCACGGTTATCCTTGCCGCGTGTTTCCTTCACCATAATCTTTTCACGGTGAATGTTGTCAAACATATTCGCGAAATCTCTCCATTCGTCAGGTGTTCCATTGAGGCGAATGCGTCCAATGTCTCGTATCTGCTCCATGACGAGTGTCATCATTCTGTTTCTATCAACACGGACTTTCCAATACTCATCATCTTTACCCCATTCAACCATCTCGATTGACTTACGGTCTTTGGTGTAGAAACAAAGGAAGACTCTACCTGGATACTCTTGCTGTAGTTGTCTAACTCCGATAAGGTCACCACCTTGGTCGAATACCGCGATAGATTTTGGGAATCGCTTAAGGTATCCCTTGATAACATCGTATGGTGTTTTGCTGGCTGTTATCTCACGCTCGTGGTCATAGAAGAACACACCTTGGTTATTCATTAGGACGTAGTGAATACCATGACCTGTGTCAGCTCCAATGATAGTCCTTCCTTGTTGGTCATTCACAACATCAACACAGTTTCTGAGGACTACATTATGGTCAACTCGGTCTTCGCTGTCTGCGTATGGTAGTCCAAGAACGTAGTTGTAGAAGTATTGCTGGTTCTTTAGTGGATCGTTGAATGCATGTATGATATCTCCAGCGGTCTTGTTGTGTAGCATAAGCTGTGACACATGCCATCCACTGAATTCATAATCCCCCACAATCTCACCTCTCCATGGTACTCCGTCAATATTCCTCCATTCTCCATTGATTCGGTCAGAAGTTTCAAGCTCTCCTTTACAAGACTGGCATATATACTTTTGCGTTTCGATATCAATGTTATCAGGCCATGAGAGAGTTTGAGAGTGTTCACAGTGAGGACATGTGATGTACCACTCCTTCATGTCGCTCTGTTGCCAGTATACATCTACGCCATGCCCTACGAGACTTGGATGAGAGAAGTACCACCGCCAGCCTCCATCATCTTGAGCTTGCAGGCGTGTTTCGTATTGTGTGATAACTTCAGGGTCACTTGCGTCTACTTCGTCGTGGATGTTTAGACCTGACGGAACCATCATCGCTTGTTTGTTACTCCATGTACCGCGGTAGAATATCATACTGTTACCAACAGTCTTCTGCTCAACAGTGTCTTTGTCCTTTACCCATGACATGAGTATTGGATTCTGGGCAATGATACGGTTGAACGAACCTCCAACCATAACTTGAACGTCTCCCATTGTTGGGAGGGTATAAATAATCTGTCTACCAAGGTTCTTAGCTACCCATAGAGACTTCAAGGTATTCATTACTGTTGCTCCAATCTGTGGAGGTTTCAACAGAACTTGATGTGGTGATAGGTCGTTGTATATGTCTTTCTGCCAAGGACGCTTATCAAAGTCTATTGGTGTACCTGTTTCGTTCTTTATCTCATTCTGAATAATCCATGTGTACGGAAAGAGGTTTGCCGCCTGTGCAACCTCTTCGTTGGTATACTCTTCACCGTCAATTATGATTTTATCCTCTGCCATTTAGTTTGTCAGCGAGCTTTTTAAGTTTCTCGTTTGGAACGTCTGCGGTTAGGTTTAGATTGACGTGTTTGTCTGGTGCGAATGAACCTTTGAGTTTGTATGCGCTGTCTAAGTATTTGTGACGTACTGCGTAATCTGGCTTCCCTTCTTTGTCAGCTGTGGGCTCTTCCTTCATCGCTTGCAATCCTTCAAGATGAACTTGCAACAATAGTTCATCTGATAATGCATCCTGTATAGCATTGACAATCCTATCTTTACCTAGCAATCTAACGGACTTCACACTTGCGTAGTTTGTATCCTTTATACCAAAAGCAGTTTGTGCTGCAAGTGTCTTATTTCCATGCTCAGCCACCTCAGCAACAAATCTCTTTTCTTGTTTTGTGAGCATTTCCATAAGTTTACGGGTGAGTTAGTAGAAGACTAAGTACTGTACTCGGGTCACCTTGTCGAACAGTTACATAGCCTCCGTTCCTTTGTGTATACCCTATGTAGTTACCGTCTTCTTGTCTAATAATTGATATAACGTTTTTGTTTGACTCTGGATTAAAGTCGATTTGGTCAATCGTAGAATTTTTCTTCATGTTGATTTAATACTCCTTGTAATTTATTGTAACATGTTGTACAGAATAAGTCTTTTGACTCTGCAACCTGTCCGATTGGTAGGGTAATGTTTCTTTTACGGACGAACCATTTCATTTTTCTACAACCTCGGCAAATACCCCGAATACTGAAGTGTTTCATAATTATTATATTTGAGATTCGTCCATCGGAAGCATAACAAGTGTGGGTGCGGTCAATACTGTTGCTGATACACTTATTGAATTCTTTACGGCGTTGATAACAATGTTTGCGGGGTCGATGATGCCTTCTTTAACCATGTCTACAACTTCTCCTGTACGGCTGTCGTATCCCATATTTGATTCTAGTGAATCAATGTTAGTCGATTCAATACCTGCGTTTGATAGAATCTGTAGAGTAGGAGCTTTGAGTGCTTCACGCAGAATGTCTCCACCTATAGTTTGTGGGAGTGTCTTTGATGCCTGTAGAAGCGCTACGCCTCCACCTGCTACAATTCCACCATTGAGAGCTTGATATGCAGCGCTGATTGCATCTTCAACCTTTAGGCGACGATAGCTAAGGGCACTTTCACTTGGTGCACCTACGAAGTAACGTGCTGTCTTTGTGTTGAGACGGCTTGCTCGAAGAAGACCATCGTCAGTGTTATCTTCAGTGAGTGAAGAAATGTATGAACTTAAGTCACGAATACCATCAAGGTGTGTTTCGTCTTTTGTAATTATGATGTCTCCAACTGTTCCTAGGTGCTCAATCTTAACCTGCTTCATTGAGAGTCCTGCATTTACATCAACAATTGATGCGCCTGTCGCCTTCGCAATATCTTCAAACCACCAATCCTTCCACATTACTGGCATTTTTACAATAACAATGCGGAAACCACGGACTGCTCGTGTTTTGATAATATCAGAGATTGTAAGTGGGTCGATATCGTCGCAGAATACTACAAGATCTCGTACTTCTTGTGAAAAGAGAGCACCAGAGATTCCGCCTAGTTCTTCGGCACTTGAAATCTTTTGCTTTGTAATAAGAATCTTTGGATTCTTGATACGAACCTGATTTGTTGACTGCCCTGATTCAGAAGCATCGCACATGTAAGGGCTATAATATCCAGCACCTTCAACAGTAATACCTGAGCCTATAACATGATGGTCTTCCGCTGTCTTTGAAATATCCCAGTGGATTATTCCTTTTTTACCAATCTCCTTGTAAATCTCTCCAATTCTATTACCGATATTGACATCTTCAGCACTGATTGATGCTACTTGATGGATATCTTCTACAGTAACGTCAATCTTTTGTGAATTGATTGATTCTATTACCAACGGTAAACATTCTTCAAGGCTTCTCTTAATTTCCATTGGACGAGCACTACCAATTCGTGAGCGTCCATTTTCAAGGACTGCAGCGGTAACAACGCATGTAGTACTTGATCCGTCGCCAGACTGCTTGTTGGCACGGTTTATTGATTCAAGAAGGATTCGTCGTCCAAGGTCTTCTGTGGGGTCGGCAAGGATGATGCTGTTTGCAATACTGAATCCGTCGTTTGTTGCGAGGTATCCAGGAGTTTCAATTGCCTCAATAATAACGTTTCCTCCAGCCGTACCCATAGTACTTCCAACAGCTGTGGCGATTTTCTTGATTCCTGAGTAAAGTTTATCTTGTGCATCAAAATGCAGATTGTCGTTTTTCAACATAATTTATTTAATATCGGGGTACTCCCTTTTGAATAATGGGTCATTCTTCTGTAACGCAGAACGAATATGGTGACTTAAGAACACATGGTTTGGCATATCGCTTGATATGTGTAATTGTTTACCGCAACGAGTGCAACGCTCTAGCATTCCTTTGTGAGTCTGAGAAACAAGGCGGTAATCGTGTAGGTAGCCGTTTCTACAAAGGCTATTCTGATAGCGGGACATAGGCGCGTATATCTTCCCATTTTACCAACCAATAATACCCGTCTGTATTCTCTGCGGGATATTTAGCGGCAAGCCATGAATCGAAGAATACTTTATCTCCAATTTTAATTCCAGTAAATTCGTCAGGCACAGCAATAACCACTCCAATTTCTTGGAATGTTTCTGTATGAGATGCCATAAATGCTTCTCTTGCTACGGGTTCAATCAAAATATGATTATTGACTGGTTTAAGTTTCATTTTCAAATTCATCAAATGCTGATAATGGTTCATCTTGAACTATTGTTGCTTTACCTACAGGTTTTTCGTAGGTTTCTTTTTCGGTTTTACCGAATATATCGGCGAGTTTCATATTATGCTTTTGGAATGAATGGGCTTTCTGTCGGTCGCTGAGAAATATCAACTGGGTAGTTCTGTACGATCAATTTGAATGCACCTTGTCCATCGGGGATGAAGGTCGGTACATTTGCATAATCAATCTTATGCTTTTCTACGAGATTCTTATAACCTTCCGTAAACTCTTTTACTCGTGCGTCTACTTCTTCTTTATTTTCCATATAGTTATTTTCTAGGGTCAGTAATTTTAATGCCTACGTGAGCATTATTTTTAACTCCAATAATACGTGCAAGCAGGCGAATTGCATCTGCCGTTTTGCCACTTTTACCAATAATCATACCCATATCTTCTGGGTGGCAGGAGAGAACTAAAAGAATACCTCGGTCGTCTTTTGTTTCTGTGATAACAAAATCGTCGGGGTGTTCAAGTAGTGGACTGACTACCGCTTTAACAAAATCTACTGTTTCCATGTCAGTATTTTACACCCATAACAGAATTCATGCAATGTCCACACCTGTGGATAACTATGGGGTTGTGTTATTTTTGAAGTGGGTGTAAAATTGTGGAGTTGGTTAGTAGTTGCGCGCGAACCAATAAAATGTTATAAACTTTCCGTTACTACAACCCTGTATTTAGTAAGAGAGCGGGCTACATGCCCATCGGTGAAGGAAAGCACCGACACGCAATGCTCGCTTACTGAATAGAGGGTTTTATTTATATAAAATATGGCTCAACGTAGAATGACAAGTCTAGACGTCATCGATACTGATGCGTTTCTAGACATGCCTCAAAGTGCTCAGCTCTTATATTTTCATCTTAACGCCCGTGCAGATGATGACGGTTTCATTGCAAACCCAAAGAGAGTGATGCGAGATATCGGCTCACAAGGTGACGATATAAAACTTCTCGTAATGAAGAAGTTTATCATTTCGTTTGAAGACGGCGTGGTGGTTATTAAGCATTGGCGAATTAACAACTACATCCGAAAGGATATATACACTGAGACAAAATACCTCAACCACAAACAAACGCTGTATATAAGACCGAATGGTTCGTACTCGCTTAATAGTAGTGGTGTTGCAATTCCTGTCCCAAGCGGACACTTCCAACTTGATACGCTTATTTCAGAAAACGTTGAAAAACAAGGAGAAAATCACGTGCACGTAACGTCAACGAGTCGTGCACTTAGGATAGGTAAGGTAAGGATAGGTAAGGTAAGTATAGGTAAGGATAAAGAATACCCCGAGGACTTCGAAGAATTTTGGAAAATCTATCCAAAACATACAGCAAAGAAAAAGGCCTTCGTTGAATGGAAAAAAATAACCGCAGAAGACCGAGCTGCAATCATGCTTGACGTACCAAAACGTAAACTCGACGACAAGTGGGTAAATGGATTCGTAAAAGACCCTGAGCGTTACATCAAAAATCGACAGTGGGAAGACGATATTATTCCGCCGCGGAAGAAGCCGGGGGCACTTGGAATCCAAGCCACTCCTGGAAAATACGCAAACATTAAAACTATCAAAATAAACGTATGACACCACCACGATACAAAGACGCAAAATATGATGATGTCCCTGAAAACGTGAAGGCCTGCTTTGATAAAATAAGAGAGACACGTCGTGGTATTTATATCCACGGTTCAGTGGGCACGGGTAAAACTCACATTGCTTATTCATTGCATAATTACTACACAAAAGAAAGAAAGGTTGGTGACGAAGTACATAAAATTCACAGAGGTATTTTTATAAACGCATCAGAGCTTTTCTCAGAAATGAAAAAAGATTTTGATCGGAAAGATAAAGAACATCCAATGGAAGAATTGGTGCAGAGTAGAAAACTTCTTTTTATCGACGATATAGGTGCAGAGAAATTAAGTGAGTGGGTAATTTCTGAGTTCTATCTTTTACTGAATCACCGATACAATGAAATGCTCCCGACAATCTTCACATCGAACCTTTCGCCAGATGAATTGTCTGAACGTCTTGGTGAACGCATCACTTCAAGAATTATCGGAATGTGTGATGTTGTCCGTCTCGAAGGTAGTGATAAACGATTATAAAAATGAGAAAAGAAATAACGATACGGGACAACTCAATACAGTACGGTGATATTGGTCAACTGCATTCAAGCGATATAATACTTCACTTTGAATTTGGCGATAAAGAAACATTTTCTATTAGAGCGGATGTAGCAATCCTTTATATGTTAAAAGGATTAAAGAAAGAATACTCAGAGGTATAATTACACCACAAGAATATCTATTGTCTATATTGTGTAGTGTGCCACATGTGCTACACTACGACTATGCAGATAAAAAATAAAGAAGGACGCATCAGGTTCCAGTCAGTTCTATTGCTACAAGAGTTACAAATTCTTAAAGCAAAAGAACGACTACCGAGCATGGAAGCAACAGTGCAATTTTTAATGGATAATTATAAGAAGTAGTATGCCAGATTCAATATTCACAGAGTTTGAAACAGGTGAGTTAATTATGAAAATCAAAACAGTACAAATAGTCCTCTTCATCAACGGACGAGAACTCATGCGTAACTACGCACTTTCAGAAGAAGGATTGATGCCTGATGGTATGCAAGAGAATTTACAAGAGATGGTTGACGCTTTGGTAGAAATTGAAGAATAAATATATGACACAAGAAAAAGAATTGGTGGTAACACAAGAGCAAACAGCTCTACAGGTTGATCCAAGCTCCCCACAGGCCATGATTATGACAGCCATCGCGAGCGGCGCAAACGTAGAAGTACTTGAGAAACTCATGTCACTACAAGAACGCTTTCAAGCGAATCAGGCAAAGGCGGAGTACATTAAGTCGATGTCGACACTCCAGTCAGAAATACCAACAGTCAAGAAACTGAAGAAAAATGGCGGAACGAACAGCAACTATGCACCACTCGAGGACATTGTCGCACAGTGCAAGGAGTTAATCCGTAAGCAGGGCTTCACATATAGTTGGGATACTTCAATGAGCGAGAAGTCAATCGAGGTCGTGTGTAAAGCAACACACATCAACGGGCACACCGACACATCATCAATGGTTTCAGAAATTGCAGAGGGAACGAAAGCAAATAGCGCCCCTCAGAAAACTGCAATCACCATCACGTACCTCAAGCGATACACACTTTGTAATTTATTCGGTATTATGGTTGCAGACGAAGACCAAGATGCTCGACTTGAGAAAACAAAGCCAAAGTTACCAGCAAGCCCGAAGATGAAAATCATGGCACTCCTCAAGGCTCTTGGTGAAGACACTGAAACCGCCGATACCTGCAAGGCGGCTGTAAAGAAAATAACAAAGTTGGAACTCGTCGAGAATAACTTTGAAGACATAGTCACATTTTTATCGGCGACTCTTGAAGAACAAAATGCAAACAATTAAATTTCAAAATGAGGAAGACTGGAAAGAATTCCGCAAAGGACGTATCGGAGGAACTCGAACTCATGGCGTAAAGCCGAAGTCCGTCGGGAAATACGGCGTAGAGTTTTACGAACTTCTCGCAGAACGAGTCTCAATACCTGAAGAAGCAGAGAACCCGATGACGCGGGGCAACCGTCTCGAAGACGTAGCAGTTCAAGCATTCATCGAAGCGACAAAGGAAGAACTAGGGTACGAATACAACGAACCTGAAAAGGTTGTGTGGGTGTCCGATATCGACGACCGTATCTACGTATCCCCTGACAAGGTAATCGACAAAGAGACAGCAATCGAAGTGAAGTGCCTCAAAGCTGCTCATCACCTTTGCGCACACTTCACGAAAGACTACCCCCATACTGACCCCGCGACACCTAAGTACAAATCGCAGGCACGTAAATACTTTGCAGTAAATACCGATCTGCAAACACTCTGGGTGGTATTCTACAACCCATCAGTACCAACCGCCTCACTTGTATATTTCAAAGTAACTCGTGAGGATGTACAAAAGGACGCAGAAGCAATCTTATTAAACGAACAAACAGTGCTAGCAGAAATCGACCGCCTCGAAGCACTACTTAACCCATTCTAAATATATGGAAGAACTTACACTCGCAGCCTTTGACCTAAAGGAGCAGAACATTACAAAACTCACCGCAATACTAGAACATAGCAAGACACTGGAAACCGTTGAGGCACGAAAGATGCTCGTAAAGGTGCGTGGCATTATCGAAAAGGCTGGCAAGGCTCTCCGTGAGGAAGCCTTAAAACATAACAAAATGGTTATGGAAAACGAAAAGGAGTATATTTCTATTCTCAAGCCAGAAGAAGACCGACTCAAGGCTCTCGAAGCAGAAGAAGCACAGAAGGCAACCATGGAGGAACGCACTCAAAAACTACCATGGCGGAAGGAAGAGCTTGCCAAGGTAGGGGCGGAAGCAATAGACGAATTCATCCTTACTCTCGACGACACTGCATTTACCGCATACAAAAACCAGTGCGCGGCGGATAAAATTGAAAGAGAAGCGGCAGAGTCTCGCCGTGAACAAGAAGAAAAAGACCGCAAGGAAGCTGAAGACCGACGTGTTGCTGAAGCAGAGCAACGAGCAAAGGAAGATGCCGACCGCCGTGTCCGAGAAGCAGAAGAAAAGGCAGAACGCGAGAAAAATGAATCAGAAGCAAAGCGTATCGCTGATGAAAAAGCGATAGCAGAAGCGGAAGCAAACGAAAAGGCAAGAGCAGAAAAGAACCAAGCGTATCAAGACTTCCTCAAAGCAAACGACTACAACAAGGAAACTGACGAAGTGAAGCGCGAAGGAAACACATTTACTATCTATCGCAAAATTGCGACAATAACTATCTAATATGAAAGTAGAACGATACAACGTGACAAATCCGAAAAAATACAAGACCAAAGACGGTGAAGAGAAAACCTTTTGGGCATCTATTGGCAAGGTGACAATCTTCACGAAAGATGACGGAGAGAAGAGCGGCATCCTCGAACTTAACGACCGTAATGCACAGTACTCGCTATTCTTGGACGAGCCGAAAGAAAAGAAGGAGGCACAGGCCTCTTCAGCTGGTGATGATATCGCTCCAGAAAATATTCCATTTTAATATAAAAACTATATGGCAAAACAATCACTGCGCCAAAGAATTTTGAGTTACTACCAACGTCATGCAGGCGAATTTATTTCAGGCGGAGAGATAGAGAGGCTTATATCTCAAAAAACAACATACAAGAGCAGTAACGGGTCGAGGCGTTTGCGTGAACTTTGCGAGGATAACCTCCTTGAACGGAAAGAGGAAGAAGGACACGTGTGGTACCGTTACATCCCTCAAAAGCACACAGTCAGTCAATTCGTCGTAGTGGATGGAGTAGCGAAGGAGTTTAAGAAAATAATTGAGGTATGAAATATCACATGGTAGCCAGAAATGGCGGACTCGCAATGAACGAGTACACAAAAGTACATTTCAAAAACTTCCTAAAAGATAACGAGGGTATGCGTTTTGAGATGGTGCCTCTCATACCAGAGAGCAACAAAATGCGTCGCTGGTTTGAAGGAGGACTTGTGAGCCTTATAACTTACTACCAAGAGGGAATGAGCCATCGAAACGCCGAAGACAAGCGAAAGGTGCGTGAGTTTCTAAAAGCAGAGTTTAACGGTGAAGTTATAGTCATAAACGGCGAAAAGAGAAAGATTGCGAAGACCACGAAAGGACGTCCAGAGTTAAATCTTTTTGTTGAACGTGTTGTGGATTGGCTTGTGGAAAACTATGCACCACCACCAGAGGCATTGGATACAAAGAAATATCAGGATTGGTATGATACAATACTCCCTTTCAGTAAACCAGACGAGCCAGATAATTACATAGACTATTTGATAACTTGCGGTATACTTAAGAGATGAAAAAAACACCACTCCTCAGAAAAACACCAATGAAGCGCTCTGCGTTTGTTGCGAAGGAGGTTGTGAAGAAACCAAAAAAGAAAGTAGTGTCACTCTCGTCGCTTAAAAAGAAACTCGATGCAGTGTTCAGTAAGTACATTAGAAACAAGTACGCAAAGAACGGATACGTAACATGTTATACATGCGGGAAAGTTGATACTATTGAGAGGATGCAAAACGGACACTTCATTTCTCGAGGATATTTAGCGACTCGTTTTGATGAAAATAATTGCAGACCACAATGTGTCGGTTGCAATATGTTCGGAAACGGGAAGCCTCTTGATTTTGAAGAGAATCTCAAAGAAGAACTCGGCGATCAATTCGTCGAAGATATGAAAAAGAAACGCCACGAAATAATGAAATTCGATAAGCGATGGTACGAAGAGAAAATAAAACTATATGGACAAAACAGGATATAAACATCTCACTCGAACAACCTTTCCAGATACTGATAAACTAACACTAGTAAAGCTGCGTGACCTTTTGAATTCTATAGATAAAGACTGTAGTGAATCATGTCCATTCTGTGAAGGACATGCGCCGTGTGAGTTTGGCATGGCCCGACGCAGTGTGAGAGCAGATGTAAAGATGTTATTAGACAAGTAGATTTGACGAACACCTGTATGTATTGTACAGGTGTTTTTAATGCACTGTGTCACTTGACTCATTTGCCACGCCTGAGTATACTGTAGGAAGTTACCAGATAACAACAACAAAATAATTTATGAACGACACAGAATATGTCCGCTTCCGACTCAATAAGGAAGAGTACACCCAAGCAGTAGAAGCTCTCTCAATGCGAGTTAAAAAAGACAATCGAGTTTTATCAATCAACGCTTTCGCAAAACTCATTTTTATGGAAGCAATCAACAACGACTAACATGTTTGACATCAACACCCCCGCATTCCGCACACCACTCAAACCAGTCACGCCTCCATATCCATACACATCATTCAAGCAAATCCTCGGTGACATAGCCGTAGTCACATCAGCAATCATCGCCGTAGACATTTTCGCAGCCATCGCGTGGCTAGCAAGTTCNCAAGCATTACCANNCGANCATTTTTATCTCGGGGAAGTGACTATCACAATTCTTCGAGCGATTATTTTATAAAATGCCAAACTCATTCACCACAGACCTCCAAACAGGAGAGGAAGAAATTCTTCCTATCAAGGAAGAGGAGGACTTTAACAATCAAGAAATAGAAGACTAATATATGAACACAAAATACAAATTCACAGGAGAAACCAAAGAATACTTCGGCATTATTCTTTACCAAATCGAAGCATTAAAAGACTTCAGTAATGTATCAAAAGGAGATAAAGGAGGCTGGATAGAAAAAGAAGAAAATCTAAGCGTGGAAGACAACGCATGGGTATCTGGCGACGCACAGGTATTTGGCGACGCACGGGTATCTGGCAGCGCATGGGTATCTGCAAAATCAAACTTCACAAAAGGTTGGTTCATTGGAGGTGACGACAGTGGTAAAATCACAGCCATCACCTCTGAAACAGGTTCTTCTTATTGGAATAAACAATATGTTCTCGGAGATTATGAAATTACACCGATAGTGGAAGATGCGGGAAAGGAGGTGTCTACTGACGATATTATCGAATTTAATGGGGTGAAGTATAAGAAGATTAAATAATTATGCTAATAATTATAGCAACCACAGCATTAGTATCGGAAGGTCTTTTGAGAAAGCATATATTATCGTTTCAGGCAACGCGACAATCAAGTCCGTCTACGACAACGCGACAATCGAGTTGATTACAATGTTTGCTACAATCACCTCACTCACGTCTGCTTCAAAGGTACGGCAGTATACTGGGGTCTCCGTATTGGTATGCAAACATGGAAACTAAAATTCCGGCGCATGCCATATTTGGAAAAGACAGGGTTCACTCAGAACGAAAAGAAGCAGGCAATTTCTTCTTTAACCGAGAAGACGCGCTTACATATATAAACAGTAAGAAAATAATTAAGGTATGAAAAATAAATGCCAACTATGTAAAGAGATGTTTGACGACTCTGAAACCTATGAATACAGAGGATTTATGTTCTGCCAGCCACACTTTTCTGAGGGGATAAAACGAGTAGATGAAAAACGTTCATTTGTGATGGAAACAACTGAAAAATCAATAAAGAGTCAAAGAACTGGTGAATTTATAAACAACAGGAAAAAATATCATTTAAGAAATGTTCTTGCTGATGGACTGCCGATTATTAAATCCAAAGAGCCACAGGTATTACAAGATTACGAAAAAGGAATTTTTTGAAAAACCAAGAAATAAATATGGTATCGGGGCTATGCCGAACACGAACGTGAAAGAATGTTTGTAGAGAAAGCAAACTATTATTATAACTTACAAAATCATGAATAAAGTTTATTACGTAGATGAGACTTTGTGGATAATCTCACTAGTATTCTTGTCTATATTCACCCTCATTCCAACCGTCGCTATAGTCCTGTCGTTCCTGTCATGGGATACATTTGCTCTAGGATTCGGACTCAGAGGAGTGCTAGTATTCGCACCAATATCACTTCTATACATTAAATTCGTTAAACCAAAATGATAATCAAAGTAATCGTCATAGGTGCACTTCTCATTGCGTGCTCATTTGCTCTCCTTGAAGGAGCAAAGAAGATATTAACCATGCGTCGAGACTTCTCGAAGCGAAATAACAAAAAATAATTATGTTTGGAAAAACCATCGCAGGAGTTGTGCTATTTATTGGACTGATTCTTGTCGGGTCTTCATTCGAAACAGTGGAGGAAGGCACACGTGGTCTTGTGTTTAACATGGGACGTGCAGACCGAGTAGTAGAACCAGGTTTCTACTGGCTCAATCCGTTCACCGAAGACGTGAAGGATATAGACGTAACCACTGTAAAGGTAGAGGCAACTGCAAGCGCAGGTACCAGTGACATGCAGCAGGTAACCGCACAGGTTGCGGTCAACTACTCAGTTGACCAGAGTAGAATCATAGACATATACAAGCAGTACAACACAGACTACGAAGCACGTGTGATTGTGCCTGCTATACAAGAAGAAGTGAAGGCAGTCTTCACCAAGTACGCAGCAGACGAGATTGGGAAGAAGCGTTCTGAGATACGTGACGCAATCTTTGCAAACATCAAGGAGCGCGCCTCACGGAGTAACATTGTCGTGAACGACCTTATGATTACCGACTTTGACTTCTCTCCGTCTTTCAATGCTGCGGTAGAGGCAAAAGTAAAAGCAGAACAAGAGGCTCTCAAGGCACAGAATGACCTCGTACGTATACAAGCCGAGGCAGACCAGCGTGTAGCGACAGCAAAGGCTGAGGCAGAGGCTATTAAAATGCAGTCTGACGCTGCACAGAACCCGCGCTATGTTGAACTCAAACAGGTGGAAGCACAGTTAAAATTCGCTGAAAAATGGGACGGGCAACTACCTGTGAATATCTATGGCTCTGCACCTATTCCGTTTCTAAACTTAAGTAAGTAAAATGTTAAAATCAAAACTACCAAAGTACCAGTACCTACAGAAGAGGTTAAAGGAAGCCCGACTTGCTGCAGGAATGACGCAGGTAGAGGTAGGCAAGAAGTTCAAGCAACCTCAGTGCTTCGTCTCAAAGATTGAGCGCGGTGAGCGAAACATTGACGCAATCGAACTTGTTGAGATTGCAAAGGTGTACGGGCAACCTATTGGTTTCTTCTTGAAGTGATACCTACAAGAAACACCCCTTGCGGTGTTTTTTGTTTCGGGTGTATACTATCTGCATTATCCATTAAGTTTTAGAAATGTTTAATTTAATCAAAAAACTATTTAATCGAATACCCGAAACATACAACTTCGGTGTACTCGACGACCCTCGTTCAGATGAAGAGAAGTCGCGCGATTATTCTGCTGAAGAGGTACTCACAACAGCAACTACTGAAAATCCGTTTACAGGGATAAAAATAACAGGGCATGTCCTTGCTGATGAGAACCAGTACGGGGTAGGAGCATGTGTTGTTCACTCTATTGGGACAATCCTTGAGAGTGTTGGCGAGCCACGACCTTCTCAAATGTTAATGTACCGTACCCGTAGTAACTATCCTGCAGAAGGATGTTACCCACAGGAAATCGTCCATCGGTATTCAAAGAACGAAACACTTGCATGGGAAGATTTCCCTACACCTTTCGGATTTACAGAAGTAGAAGCAAACAAACTTCCTGTACGTGAAATGGTTCTACGTGAAACGCCAATTCCTTACTTTGCAATCCCGATAGGAGACACGCAACAGATAGCCCGAGTCGTTAATAGCGGAACTTCGGTCACTGTCACTATTTTCGCAATCGTTCCAGAATGGGCAAGGAGCATGGTGAACATTATCGACAAAGCACTTGCTCTTACGGGTGCAACAATCCGACACCAAGTCACGGTACTCGAATATGGGGCTTACAACGATGCTTCTGGCAACTGGTTCACCATTGTTGATAGTTCATGGTTCGGCGGTCTACGTATTCGCTATGTAAGTGAGGACTTTATGTCAAAGCGAATGTACCACCCAGCATATTTTTACAAAAAGGTTTCAAAGGAACCAAAGCCTACGAAGAAGGTACCCTCAGGAGTGTGTGAATTTGGTCAACGAAACGACCACGTCCTCGCTCTCCAACGATGGCTATGTATGGCACCAGAATACCAAACAGGGTACTACGGTAATGTCACTGCGTCGAAGGTATTAGCATGGCAACTCGCTAACGCGTCACTGTTCCGAAATCGTAAAGTTTCACAGACGCAGCTAAAGGGATGGGCAGGTAAGTTCTTCGGTACAAAATCATTAGCAATTAGTAATATATAACAACTATATGTATATGGACACACAACTCATGAAGCGCGTCAAGTCATTCACATGGCGCCTCGGTGCACTACTCGTAGTAACTGCACTTGCATACGTTTCAGACAACGTAGGAATGCTTGAATTAAGCCCTATGGCAACAGCAGTTATCGCCCTTCTCGCATCTGAGGGGACGAAGTATATCAATGGACGCTGGAGCGCGTAGCATGCTCGCAACATGTTCAGGATGCAGTGCCCCAACACTCAATGGTATCTGTGCACAGAGGAAAACATGCTATAAAGCACGTCGTCAAGCAAAAGAAAACATCCCGAAATAGGGATGTTTTTGTATCTGGACTACAGTCCACAGTTCACAGAACCATTGGTACAGACTCCCCATGGTTTCCAGCCGCTCTCTTTGAATATCGTATATGCGACACGAATGTTTGTGTCTATATCCTTGAGGGCTTCGGGGTTCTCACTCATATGTAGGCATCCTACCTGGAATAACCCTATACTCCCTGTACATCCCCTGTGGCTGTCTTGTCCGTTCACTGCGGTTGGATTGAGGTCGCTTTCAGCGATAGCGACGGATACTGCCATATCGCCATCCTCACCGAAGACTTCATGGATTTTTGCAATGATTTGCGTTTTTTCCTTTTCGGCATATACTACCGATAAAGTTGCTTCCGAGGCGACTTTTTTTGTCATCCAGGTTTCTTCCTGTTGAGGAGTCAAGCAATGGAATTGAAATGATAAAATTAGTGAGCATGTAAATAACATATATGCCTTTCGGCGGTTATCGTCTAAAATAGCCCGAGGGCTATCTACTAAAATACTACCACGATTCTCAGAAACATCAGTCACTACGATATATTATGTGCGACATGTCAATATTCACGGGTTTTTTTGATATATGGTATACTCCAGCACAGTGGACTATCCATAATATTCCACGCTTTTAATTCATAAAAATCCTGCCTCTCGTCGGAAGACAACGTAGGTATTATTGAGTACGAAAGCACAGTTTCTAAATCGTTCCGAGAGTAGCAGTTCGACTGCAGATAATTAGAGCATATCCTCTCGGGTAAAAAAGACACCGCAGTAATTGGTGTTTTTTTGTGCACAGTTGACTTCGTGAAAACCGTGGTACAATTAAAAACGGACAGTACATTACATACAGGAGGTCGTCATGGACAAGCTTATATTCATTTCGTGCTTCCTGAATTTTATTCTTGGAGGCTCGATAAAGGAACCTTTCTCGTCGCGCGTGTATCGTTGTAATTGGAAGCGGTCAGAGCGTTTCGTGAATTGGATTTTCCAATCGGACGCACACTGTCGTGCTGCATTTATAGCATACAAGAGGAGGACTCAGAAATGAGAAAAATCTTCATCGGCGCATGCTGTACTAGATGTGGTTCGACACGGAAGTTGAGCCGCCACCATCCATTGCCACGTAGGTTCTACGGGATTGCAAAGAACCAGTGGATAATCATTCTCTGTGACAATTGTCATAGAGGGGTTGAGGAGGTACTGTACTTCCTTGAAATGAATCCAAAGACAGGTGAGCGTGTACGTCTCGCGCATCATGAGTACATTATGCTCGCCAAACTACTGGAGAAACATCATGGACAAACCAACCCGTGAAGAACTCGCCAACGTCGTCGAGTGTGCATACCTCAACAAGCGCAACCGTCGTCTTTCTCAGCATTCGTGCATGATGGAAGCCGCATGCATGCTTGAATATCCAGAGCGTATGGCACGTTGTGTCAAAGAATGGGTGTCTGAGTGTCGTGAGCCGTGCTCACCTGCAATCACATGGTGCAAACAATATGTGTGACTATCGACAACGGTAGCATTGAGTAATGTCAGTGCTACCTTTTTTTCTTATAAACTTCTCGCGTCTACAGGTTGTACATAAAGCCGTCTCTGCGTGTTTAAGCTTCGTACCATCTGGATAGTACAGGTTCTCATCGTACATAGGAATGTTTGATAGTGCACCTTGGACAAACGTGCGCCTGATTAGTAGTCGGCGTGTAGAACTTTTGAGAGCAGGAATAACAATCCACTACCACGCCATTGTGCAGTTCCCAATCGGGGGTAGGCTTGTTCATGAAGTCGAACTTGTGTCCTTTCATGGAAGTAATAGTACACCCACATTACGAATATGCAAAACAAAAACACACAGGGTTGATACTATGTGTTTTCAACGCGTCCTTCGACACATTACTTGCCGACACTCCGCTAATCACTTCGGGTGTCTGGACACTCAGCGACTCAAGGTCGTCAGGTGTTCTCCAGCTGATTGTAATGACTTCCTATAAAAATGCAAGCTGCCACCATAATGTTCGGGATTGAAGACCATAACCTCTTCGTATAAGGAGCTACCTTATGGATAATGTATGCCTGTACAGGATCTCATCCTAAATCCCAAGCATTATGGTGGCAGTCTAATTAAATCCAAAGTGCCAGTCTAAATGTTCTTGTCGAACTCACGCTGTAATCTACTATATCACTGTATATTGTTGTATATCAACGTATATTCATGTAGGCGGAATGTCAACTACATCACAACCAGCCTCACAAGTGCGCCAGCCACAGCGGTGAGGATAATTGCCACGAGTCCATACACAATATGCTGTGTTGATTTCGACGCGTACTTCTTGTCGGCTCTTTCGTCAGCATCAGCGTGACGTTTCTTTTCCGATACTGTGTATGCATCAAGAGTGTCTTTGATTTCCGTAACAGTATTCTTTGTGTACTGCCCGTCAACCTTAACAACCGCAACCTCTGTTTTGAGTGCGCCTACTTCTTTTTCCAAGTTTGCCATTCTTTGGTTGTACATATGTTGTAATAAAATTAATTATACAACAACAATTACTTTTATCCAAATGTAAGAATACGTATTGACTTTTTACTTTGAGTATTGTATTGTTTAAGTAGCTTATCAAATAAAAGCACTAATATGAAAAACATACTTATAACACTTGCTATTGCTCTAGTTCTACCAATTGGGGTGGCCTACGGCGCACAGACATTTATTACTCAGATAAATTTGAGTAATACATATCAAACAAAGATTGAAAAAATTGATGCAGATATTTTAAGACTTCAGTCTTCTCTTGTTGTGAAAGACCCTAAAAAGTCATGGACATACAATATATCTATTGAAGATGGACACAATCTTGAAATTCATAAGTCTATTCTTCAACTTCGTGAAGATAGACGTATTTTAGAGGTTGCATACGAACTTCTTAATGAATCGTTTTAATAAAAAAACTCACACACTAATGTGAGATTTTTTCTATCGTAATTTAATCAATCCACCATTCTGCCCTGCGTATTCGTTTATGAGTCGTTCAAATGCTTTGATTTGGTCATTTTGCCCTTTACCTAGCAACGCACGACCTCCCTGCATAATTGCATTTGTAAAATCTCCTGTAACTGCTGAAGGTAACATTGTTTCTATTGCTTCAGATGTTCCTTGTTTTACGCCTGATTGCAAGGTTCTTGTCTGTGTAGATCCATATAGTTTCTCAAGAAGGTCTGCCATGTACAGCTGTGCATTGATATCAGAATCTATATTTACACCGTTTTTCTGTGCCGTTTGTATAACTTTATCAATAAGCTCTTGTGGTCGAGCAGATGTATTTCCCATAGTCCGCATAAGTATCTGGGCAAGGTCTTTATCCTTCGTATCAATTTTATCAATTGATGTCTTTGCAATCTTCGCAATCTCACTCAACACTTGTTCATTTTCAGCGTATTCTTTTGCAAGTCGTTGATATTCTGGCCCAATCATTTCAGAAATACCTCGGCGTAACATTTGTACATCCTGGTCAACATCGACACCGTACGGACGTTGCCCGACTGCCCCTCCCTGACGTGTTGCTGCATCAAGTGTCTGGAATAGTCTTTGTCGCAACTCATGAGCCTGCTTATTTGTTATATATGGACTATCTTTTGTTACAATCTGTAATTCTTTTAGAATATCGTCGTAATACTTCATTTCAGCAGACGGCACCTTTCCTGTAGATGTGAACTTACCAGTGCCAGGATTTAATGTAATACCCTTCTTTTCAAGACTTTCAATAAAGGCAATGATAGGATTACTAAAATCTTTCTGTACACCAGGCTCTGATTGAGCAATTTGAGATATTTCTTGCCCGATTCTCTTTGATGACGCTTGAATACCTTCGACATTTTTAAGGAAAGTTTGTGCTGGTACACGGCTTGCTTTGTTATCTCTAGCATACATAGGATTTTCAAGTCCCTTCTTATGAATGTTGAGCATTTCATAGAACGTACTTTTTGTTGCTGGACTGCTCTCTTTCAATGTGTTCACTATAGGGTCTGGCAATCCTGAGCGTAATGCTTCTTGTTCTACCTTAGGCAAAGTTTTTAATTGTGCTTGACGTGCAACGACGCTTTCTGCGCCCTCTAAACCACGAGTAACAAGACCTTTTGTTGCGCGAACTGCTGCAGGCACAATACCTGCCGCCGCACCAATAACTGGAACTCCTACTCCAAGTGCACCGCCTATTGCTCCGCCAGTTACAGCTTTCTTTGCAATTTCAGCAGCACCAGCATTTTCTTCAAGAGCTTGTCCTGCACCAACCATACCTCCTGCTTTTGCTCCTCCAACAAGCCCAGCTTTAGCAGCCTGACGTAATGCTCCGCCTCCAAGTGCTTTTGCTCCAGCTCCTACAGCACCACCTCCTACAAACATAGAACCTACGTTTAATAGCGCGCCAGCAGTTTCTTTTGCGGTTGGTTTTTCGAGATATTGACGAGTATCTTTATCAACCATAAGTCGAGCAAGCCATGAACCTGCTGTCTCTGCAGTTTTCTCTAATCCTGCAAATCTTGTAATCTTTTCTGCGATTGATTCTTTTTTCTCAGGCTCTTTCTCTTTATTTACTATCGGATCTGAATGAATAGACGGTGGTGGTGTATAGCCAGATTTTGGTATATTTGTTTGTTGTTGACCGCCTTTAATTTGCTGATAAGTAGTACCAACTTTCTGTACATATGCAGGAGTGTCGAAGGCAACACCTTTACTGTTTGTCCCTACATTATTTTCCCAATCTTTTAATTTCCCACTATTCCAATATGCTGCAATATCACTTGGTTTGTGACCTGCATCTTTCAATTCTTTCAACTGCATGTATGCAGCCTTATTTTGATTTTGACGAGACTTATCATTCGCATCTAGTCCATATTTAGCAGTAGTAGATGCCCATGTGTTTGGCATGAATTGATACAAACCAAATTCGCCCGATGAGCCTCGTGCGTTTTCGTTATCTGCGCTTTCAACCTTTCGGATTGATTTTGCTAGATTTACTACGTCTTGGTCTAGTTGTTCATTCATATTACCAATCAAAATTACTTCCACTTGTAGGTGTAGTTTGTCCACCGCCTAGATTCTGCTGGTACTGCTGCATAGCACCATATTGTGCTTGTAGTCTTCGTGCTGCTGCTGCTTCAAGTTCTTTAATAGACGCGTTGATTGCTGCTGCTGATTGATTAGGATCGAGGGTTGCAAGTGCAGAACTTTCGTTCCCCGTCGGTGTGCCACCAGTACTTGAAAGAAGGTTTGTGTATGCAATTCGAGCTTCTTGAAGTGCAGTGTTTAATGCTACGCGGTCTACATCAGAAAGACGTGTCTGTATCTTACTTAATGCCTTGTTGTAATCAGAAGATGAAGCATTATTTAGACCTGCTCTTTGCAAAATATCAGTAACTGCCATTGATTGTTCGCCAGCAAATTGTGCAGCAGTATTCATTTGAACGTATGTTTGAGTTGATTGCTGTAATCCTTGTTGTGCGATATTTGCTTGTGAAGTGTTTTGAGTTCCTATATTTGCTTGTTGTGCGGCACCTGATGCTTGTAGTTGCAATGCATTGCCGCCAGCACCAGTAATGGCATTGTTCAGGAATGTAGTACCTGCCTGCCCAGCATATCCCATTGAGGAAAGAGCTTGCTCGTATGTCATACGTCCACTCATGACAGCCTGAGCTAACTGTGTTGCTTGTGTCTGAGGGTCTAAGTTACCACCACTTGATACATATGTTCCTGTTGTTGGGTCAAAAACAGTTTGTCCAAACGCAGCTACTGTTGGCTGTGCTAATCCTGCTGCAACTTGCTGAGATTGTAACTGCATTTGCTGCACAGCATTTGCCTGCTGTGCTGCAGTTCCTAGTCCTGATATTTGCTGTCCTGTTGCAGTAAGTTGCTGTTCAGTTCCTTGTAGTTCTGCACCAAGTCCTTGTGCAAGTGCCTGCATGCGTTGTGATGCAGATTGAGATGCTATAGCAGCGTTTCCCCGCCCAACAACATCAGTCCCTGTACTCATTGCTCCTGCTTGTGCTCCAGCACCAAGTTGTCCAACACGAGAAATCTCTTGTCCGTATCTTCGTGCTGTGTCAGCTGCTCGTTCACCTACTCCAATTCCTGCCGCGCTTGATTCCGCTAGTCTTCGTAGATATTCCTGTTGCTCAGGAGTTTGCTGTGGCTTTGCAATAGAACCAAGAACGGAACCAAACAAACCTCTCGATGTGTCGTTTCCACCTGGTGTAGACACCATCTTCGGTGCTGTTGGTGCTACAGGTGGTTGCTGTGGAAGAAATTGAGGCGCAGCCTGTGACATAGGTGCGACTAATCCACTGGTAGGATTATTTTGCACAGTAGAAGGAGCACTAGTTATAGCTGGAGCTTTTGGCACAGTAACGACACCTAATTGAGGTGTCGGCTGGTTCAGTTGCAATGACTTTGGTAGTGCAGGAGTAGTTGTCTGTATCTTCATTCCTAGAGGTTGGTATAAAGATGATTGCGAGAACGTAGGTTTGAGCAATGTGCTTATTGATTGTGCCATATATTATTGTTGGTTAGCGTAGATGAACAAATTCGGGTTGTTCGGTATTGGCTGTGCTCCAAGGTCTACGTTTACACTTTTGTTTGCAGCGTAGGCTTCGAGTAAGTCGAGTCGTTCTGCATATAGTATACTATATGTTTCAAAACTTGTCTTATCTTTTACAATCGACGTAAAGTACGTTTTCAATGCACCATATACCAACATGTCGTGGAAATCCTCCTGAAGCAATGGTAGTTGTCCGATAGTGTATGCAGAGGCAGTTGAACTTGGGGCATATTGTATCGGTGTCGCAAGCACTACCTCTGTGGCGCTGTTGAATCTTTGAATAGGATACCATATACCGTCTCCACTTGGTGGTGTAATCCTGATGTGAAGATTGAAGAATGAGATATCGATTCCAGTAGGGTATGGTGTTGCCCATGATGTAGTTACGCCTGTTATGACGTTACTACCGACCGTGATGCCACTTAGTGTACCAGTTGTATAATCTGCGAATGACAAGTCTGGTACTCGTGCCTTATAGTTGAATGTTATGACGTTCCCCGAAGTACTAGGAATTGGCCAGAACATCACCTGGTTATTATATATGTAGAAGTAATTCGGGATGTCTGATGTATACGGTAGAGCGTTCAAAAGTGTCCATTCTTGGATACTTTGAATTGGCGCTGGCGTATACACCAACTGCCCGACTGTAATGGTATCATTTTTAATCTTTGATACCGTTGCTGGAATTTGGTACGCCTGAACTCCGACAGTTGATATGGCTGTTGTTGAAGCAGAAGTCAAGCCTGGTCTCCATGTAATCGCTGTACTATTTTGTGTGAAGGTTACAGTGCGCTGTTCTCCGTTGCTAAACACGACGAATTGCTGACAGCTTTGATGCTCCCATTCTGCTGTAAGCGTTGCACTTGTTGCATCTGTCGCAACTACACCAGTAAGTGTTAAATCTTCAGCACCAACGGTAAGCGTAGTATACGTACGTTCGTTATCGAAGAATTTTTGAAGCAGGTACCTATGCTGGTCACTTATGAGTTGCCCCATAAGTGAATCATTTCCAGTTGTCGTATTATTGGAAAGGTTTGTGCTCAAATTTTTAAGTCCTGTGAAAGTTTTCATGAAATAATAAAGGTTAAATTTATTTCCCACCCAGAATCAAGGTAGGGGACATACACGAGCACTGCATCTTTACTGAATCCAATAACGGTAGCACGAGCATATATATCTGCTGATGTCGGGAATCCTGATACGCTCACGATATGATTTTCAGAGGTGAGCGCATAGGTATCGGCAAGACTTCCTCTCGAAGAGAGCAGATATGCTGATGATTGTGCGGGGACGGATGGTGTTGTTCCGTCTGGTTGTGTCGTCGGTAGTGGATATTCTTTATTGTTCGCGAACACCGACTTACTCGTACCTGGTTGGAAGTAGAATGCAGGAGTTAGTTGCGCGCTTCCTGTCGTGATGGCTCTAATCGCTGCACCTCCATATGTTCCTGTTACAACGCCGTATGCAGTTATTTGTCTCGGTGTGAATTTAGAATTTAGATTTAGTGTGTACACAGCACCTTCAGTTGCCATGGTAATAGTACCTACGACAGCACCATTTGGTGTAACGTTATCCATCGGAATAGTTGGAGCGTCTTTGCCATTGTGAGTATGAAGCGGAATCGTCGAATAACCAAACCTGTCTTGGTTATTTTTCTTTTGCAATTCCTGTTGCACAATGATCCTTACTTTTTGCTCGTTCATATTACCTTAATCTTATTTCAGTTACAGGTACAAACGAGGATGCTGCTGTGCCTCCTGTTGTAATTATAGCACGGAATTGCACCCATTGTGTCTTTTGAAAGTTCACGCGGTAGTATCCCGACATAAGATTATCAGATTCCTGCTCAGCAGTCCCCGCGGATGTCCATGAAGATGTGGCGTTTGTTCTCCAGAATATCTCTACACTATCGTTTGTTGCAAGAGGTGTTGCAAGTTTGTATTCGATCTGCGAGAACGTTGTTTTATCGAGAATTGTACCAGTTGGTATGAGGTCGGTTTCAATAACTGCTTGTGTAACTGGCGTAGAAGCAGTTTGGTCGATTCCAAAACCAGCAGTAGCATCGTTGTAGCTGTCCTGCCATGCAGCCCAGTATTGTGGTGCTATAGCCTGTTGTTCTTCGTTTGGAATAAGAATATTAGCATATCCGTCATAATCACCATAGCTATTCTGATTTTCAAGACGAAGAGCNAAACCAACTTCTTGNCTCGGGTCTATGTTCTGAGAAGGGATGAATGACCACACGCCTCCACAGTTCCCCGCCTTTGTAGCTGTTTGGTCTAGAATACTGAAGTACACACGCCCTCGAACATACATTGCATCTCCCCATGTGAAATATGGCTCTATATATGTGTTTGGTGATCCAGGAACCCCCGCGCAGTAGTCTGGCACCTTTAGTGCGAGAGATGCAACTACGTTGTTCGTGATATAAATGTTCCCTTTGTTTCCCGCAAAAATGTAAGCAGTGTTGTTTGCGTTTATCATCGCAACGACGTCACTTTCTGGTAAGGCAATAACATCGCTTGGTACCGCATCCTGCTGATTCCATGGATACACTTTTGACCCTCTACATCCAATAAGAATTGTATTCCCAATTTCAAGAAGCACCTTTGATGATTCATAGAAAGGTAGATTTACACGTTGATTTGAGAATTGAACGAGAGGATTCGTCCCATTAGAACCAGCGTCAGATCCAACAGGATAGAATGTGTTGAAATACTGAGTGCCTGTTGCTCCTGTTTGCATGTCTTTATTACTTCCACCCGTGATTGCTGTATATACCTGGAATGTATCTGATTCGTTATTATAATCTAAATAATAAACAGTATCAGAAGAAATAGATGTTGGGAGCGTTCCTCCTTCACTTGTAAAAAATACCACAGGCATTCTTGTGCCATCTGTAGTGACAGGAAGAGAACCGCCAATAATTTTCGTGATTGTTCCTGTAGTTGTGACTGCGGTATACGCAGCGTATGACTGCACGTTTGCAACGCTCGTAACAAGTGACGTTGTTGGGAAAATCTCACCAATGAAATTGCCATCGGTATATATAAGTGTGCCTTGTGAAGTATTTATTGCGTGCTTAGGATTTAAATCAAAAGGATTCATCGTGTATCCTTCGTGCATTGATAGATAGGTAATGCCTAATGTCTCTGTAGGCTTACATTGAATTATTTGTGGTGATATCCCAATAAGCCAACCGTTGAGAATCCCTATTCCTGTTATATCAGTACTTACGGGGTCGGGAAGCTGCCATGTAACACCTACATCATATGTGGCGAGAGTTGAATCATATACTTGGGTATCGTATACCCACACAAGACCATTATCATCAAGTATGTAATAACGATATTCCGTACTGTTTGCAGTATTATACTTTTCTGTAGCTTTTGCTATTGCTTTATTTGGTACGGCGTACACATCAAAAGTAACGGTACCTGTTGTTCCATGTGTAACAACGAAGTCACTATAAGGGTCGTATTGTGAAGATAGTTTAATGTTACCAGATTCGTCTACAGATGATACATAGTACAAATCAACTGGTTTTATAGAAACCACCTCGAATGAGCCACTTGATGTAAATGTATGGATTGTATTACCTCCTGATGTTGTGATTGCTCCTCCTGTACATACTGCTGAACCTGTTGGGTATGAAATAATTACGATACCCTGAACACCATCACCGCCATCATTCGTAGATCCAGCGTTATCTCCACCACCACCACCTGCTGAACCGTACCACTCTCCACTTGCAATGGTTGGTGTACCTCCGACGGCATTGCTTCCACCAGAACCACCTGATGATGCGGTACCTCCAGTACCAGAACCGACACCACCACCACCACCCTCTGCATATCGCTTTGATGCGCCAGAAATAGAGCTTGTAGTATGTGCTCCTGCGTCTCCACCATTATCGGAACTTGCATTATTCCCAGCGCCACCTGCTCCTGCGCCAGAACCTCCTGCTGATGCAGATGCAGTTCCTGTAAAACCGTTACCACCAGCAAAAGAAGTCCCCGTACCGCCAGTACCAGCACCTGCAGTCGTTCCTGCGGCACCTGAACCAAGCGCACCATTCTGTCCATTTCTACTTGAGTATGTACCTCCACCAAGACCTTTTGCAGCTGTAATTGATACTGCGCCACCAACAATAGACGATGCATTACCATCGCCGTTTGAAGGTGTAATCGAACCTGACGTACCACCAACACCAATCGTAACAGTATACGTTCCAACAGCCATTGTTTCTACGTCCTCAACAGCCTCACCAGCAGAACCTCCGCCTCCACCTCCATCAAAAGCAACACCTCCTGCTCCACCTCCAGCTACCACAAGATAATCAACATCAAGTGTTGTAGGGAAGGTAGACACGTTAATACTGGTCACTGTCGAAGCAGTAACCTGAAGCCACACACCTGCCTTGATTGTTTCGCTTGATGTAAAAAGTGTTGAGGAAACAGGTGTGAGTGTTGCGTCTTGTGCGTCTAATGGCGTTTGTGCAATACGCGCAAAAGAAACATATGCCTGTCCTGACTGAGTTGCGATATTCACGTTCTGTAAAATTGCATTGCCTTTTAGAGCAGATGGTGCAATTCCTGTTTCTGGATTACTCCAGACCAAGTCGGAACCTGTTTTTGTTTTTTCGTTTCGCCAAGACATATATATATTTTTTTATTACATCATTGCAAAGAAATTCGAGGTGTTAGAAGCCGATGCAACCATTGTCCACGTACCACTTGTTGTAAATGTGTGGATTGTGTAAGCACCTGACGTGGTGATAGTACCTCCTGTTGAAGAGGTGGACACACCGTCTGAGCCGTCTGTTTTGTAGGCGATGATGACGATACCTGAACCGCCATTACCTCCGTTTCTTGCGCCACCAGTGGAACCTCCTCCGCCTCCTCCTCCGCCAGTGTTAGCCGTGCCGTTTGTGCCGTGTGTATTGTTGCCACCAACGCCTCCACCTCCAGTACCTGCTGCACCTCCTCCTCCAGTATTTCCTCCTCCTCCTCCGCCAGCATATGTGACTGAGGAACCAGATATTGAGTTGGCTGTTCCGTTTCCTCCTGCTCCGCCGACAGTTCCTGATGCGGCAGTACCGTTTACTCCAGCACCACCACCTCCTCCGCCTGCACCTGGGGCTGTTGCGTTTCCTCCGCCCCCATTTCCACCCTGAGAACCTGTACCTCCGCCCGTATTCAAAACACCGCCACCGCCACCG